CGATCTCACGATGAGGCTCCCAAATGGACGAAATGAATGTGCTGCGTGCTTGGCTTAAGAACCAGCGCGGCCGCTGGACGCGGATCGCTGCTGACACTGGCCTGAGCACAAAAACCCTGGCTCGCATCGCGCACGGCCAAGAATCCGTGAACCTGCGGACCTACACGAAGCTGCGTGAGGCGATGAAGGCCGCTTCGATAGCCGCTGAACCCGTTGCCGCGTGAGGTATTGCGATGACCACGGAAACAGTTTCGGCCGACGAGGTTGAAAGCACACGCAAGATTGCCGCACGCAATGAGGGCGAGGTTTTGCGCGCCGTTGCACGTGTGACGCAAGCGCATGCAGCGACTTGCATGGGCGTGTCAGCCAGCACCATCAGCCGCACTCTGGAAGACCTGCAGCGCTGGTCTCAGCTGCTCGCATGCCTTGGCCTGCAGATCGCTCCTGTCGGCTCGATGGTGGTCGACTCGGAAGATCTGCGGTCGCTGAAGCGCATGGCGCTCAGATACCTGGAAGCGGACCTTCAGCAAATCGCAGCGCAGGGATAGCACACGTGAGCGTTGAGGCCATTGCCTGGGCGTTGAAGCAGCCCATCGAAAAATCGTCCGCCAAGTTCGTGTTGGTGGTCATGGCCAATTGCGTCAACGGGGAGGAATGCGGGGACCGGTTTCTTTCATGGCCGTCTGTGGCGTTCATCGAACAAGCGACAGGGCAGAACCGTAAGACCGTGCTGGAGAGCATCAAGCGCCTTCGCGAATGGGGCTACTTGGTGGACACAGGAGAGCGTCGTGGCGGCACTGGAAGTGTTCCTGTCTACCTGCTTACCAGTCCCAAAAACGGAACTGCTTCAGTAGCCAAAGAAGTCCCAAAAACGGATGTCGAAGACGGGGGAGAGCAGTCCCAAATTCGGATAGAAGATGTACCAAAAACGGCACTGGTAGAGAAAAGCGAAGCAGTACCGAATTTGGATGCAAGCAGTACCGAATTTGGACATAAGCAGTCCCAAAAACGGAATGAAGCAGTCCCAAAAACGGGACACGGAACAGGAAGAACAGGAAAGGAACAGGAAGGGAAAAGGAAATTAAAGGTGCCAGCGACCTTCTCGCTGCCAGGCTGGATTTCCTTCGAGGCATGGTCCGGGTACATCGACATGCGCAAACGCATCAAGAAACCGATGACCGACTACGCGATGACCCTGGCGGTCAAGGAATTGGAAGCTTTACGCGATGCAGGGCAGGACGTAGATGCGGTTTTGAACCAGAGCACCCTGAAAAGCTGGCAGGGGTTGTTTGAGGTCAAGTCACGTGGGGCAGGGAAACCGGGAGTGGACCGCCATGGAAATTTTGGAAACCAGGACTGCCACGCAGGAGTCGGGGCAGATGGGTCCTTCTGAAAAGCTTCATGCCATCAGGAAGCTCCTGACCATGGGGCATTCGTCGGCGTTGCCGCGTGAAGATCGGGTATGCCCGACTCACGGCCAGTTCGAATCGGTGAATTACCCGTTTGGGTGGTCCAACTGTCACAAGTGCGAAAGCGAGAAGATCGCTCGCGAGGATCAGGAGCGCCGCGACAAGATCGTTTCAGACTTCAAAGCATCGCAGATTGAGCAACTGATGCGCCGTGCGGCCATCCCTGCGCGCTTCATGGATCGTCGGCTTTCAAACTACGTGCCGCAGTGCGAAGCAGCCAAGAAGGCGTTGCTGATCGCCTCGAATTACGCCGACAACTTCGAGCTGGCTTGTGAGACCGGCGCAAGCCTAATCCTGTGTGGCGGGGTTGGCACAGGCAAGACACACCTCGCGATTGGTATCGCCCACGAGATTCTGGCGCGCGACAAGTCCGCGGTATTCACGTCGGTCATGAGTGCCATCCGCCGCGTCAAAGAAACATACAGCCGTGATTCCGATGAGCAGGAGTCCGTGGTTATCGACATGTTCACCCGCCCGGACCTGCTCATTCTGGATGAGGTTGGCGTTCAGTTCGGCAGCGATACCGAGAAGCTGATTTTGTTCGAGATCATCAACGGTCGCTACGAGCGGATGCGTCCCACCATCGTCATCAGCAATTTGGCAAAGGATGCCTTGGCGCAGTTCATCGGTGAGCGCGCATTCGATCGACTCAGGGAGGGCGGCGGGAAATTGATCGCCTTCGACTGGCCCAGCTATCGGAGGCAGGTATGAACTGCAGCCGTGGCGACTATGCATACGTCATGCGAGGCGAGTTCGCCGGCCTAGTCGTGTTCGTGGATCGGATCTGGTGGTACGAGCGCGCAACCAACGACACCATGTGGTGCGTGACATCGCGGCTTGCCGGCCCAGCCGAGGAATTCGGTTGCTCTGATGCCATCCTGCGCCCGTTCTGCAACATCGGAGGTCACGCATGACCACATGGACCAAAACCACTGCCGAGTTGCCTTCCATTCGGCAGACGGTGCTGATCTCCATTGATGGCCGTGTCTCGCCAGCTTGGTTCGATGGCGCGGCCTTCCGGGAATTCGGGGGCGGAATGTTCCCCAACTATTTCAATTGGCCGTCGCATTGGATGCCGTTGCCAGCCGCGCCGGAAACGACGGGCGAAAGCTCGCACCGGATCTCGTTTGGGGATGACGAATGAACTGCAAACCGGGCCAACTGGCATACATCGTTGACGATTGCCCGTACACGGGCAAGGTTGTCGAGATTATAGAAATGCAAGGGTGGGTGCATGGGTACGACAACTGCTGGTGGGTGAAAGCCGCCAACTGGAAAATGAAAACTACTAATGGGATGGCTAGCACATTCCTTTACCCCGATTGCTACCTCCGCCCAATATCCGGCGTCCCCGTCCACGACGAGGAAGAGCGTGAGGTGAGTGCATGACCAACGCCGAATTCGAATCCTGGATGACGTGCGCGGATCCGGAGCCCGCAGAAAAGGGTACGAGCGATGCGGCGCGCGGCGAAGGTTGACGCAAACCAGGCTGAGATCGTGGCCGCGCTGCGGAAGATCGGCGCGACTGTTCAACCTCTGCACGCAGTTGGCCAAGGCTGCCCGGATTTGCTGGTTGGTTGGCGCGGAATGACGAGCTTGTTGGAAGTGAAGGACGGGAAGAAGCCGCCGAGCGCGCGGAAGCTGACCGAGGATCAAGAGAGGTGGCACGCCGAATGGCGGGGCCAAGTCGCAGTAGTGGAAACGGTAGAGCAGGCCATTGCGGCCATCACCAACTGAGAGGAAACCATGGGGTACACACTGATCCTGTTTCTGTACGCCGGAATGATGTCGAAGGGCGACAGCGTGGCGTTGTCCAACGTGCCCGGATTCGCCACCGAGCAGGCGTGCATGGTGGCTGGCCGTAAGGCTGTCGATATGACGAAAGGGACGTTCAAGGATGGCAGTTTCGTCTGCGTGTCGACTGGCGCGGCTCAGGTCGGATCTGTGCCTCGCTGAATACAACCGAAACCGAGTAAATCGGCATAACAACCTTTGCGATGTAGGGAGGAAGGGATGACCCCCAAGACCACCAAATGCCCAAGCCCAAAGTACCCGGAATACCGCGCAGACAAAGCTCTGCGTCAGGCGCAGGAGCGGGCAAGGCAATCGCAGCCACCGATGATGAGCCTCGCGAGCAAGGTCCCACAACACCGGATAGGAGACTGACATGTCCTTCACCTTCACCATTTGGGAACTCGCCCTAGGCGTGCTGGCGATCTACGTTCTCGGCGGAATCATGGGCGGTCTGGCTGTGGCGATGGGCGCGGCAAACCACCTAGAGGACGCGGGGATCTTCGACGAAGAGCGGCACCAGTGGCGCAACAGCAGTGTCAAGGCGCATCACGCGGAGTAGGGCATGGGAATAGGGCGCCTGATGGTGAATGGGCAGAAAGAGGATGGCGTGACATACGCGCAGGCCATGGAGATATTCGCTCGATATTTCTCATCGGAGCATCCTCAAGCCGCGCCGACAATTGCCACACAGATGAGCATCCCATATGAGACGGCTTGCCGGGTGCTAGATGGGAAGACATGGCCGGCAGCCCGTGAGTATTGGATCAACAAGGTAATGCCATGAAAGTGAAACGAGACTTCCAGCCCATCGACATCCGTATCGAGACGGAATCGGAATATCAGACGCTGCTGGAAATCTTCGATGCAGCTGCGGCTCACGCGGATCGCTGTGGGCCCCGACTGCGGCCGGCGAGGGATGGTGACTTGATTTTCCGTGTTCGGCAGTTCCGGGAGGCAATCAAATGCCGGTGATCTATTGGCCCTGGCTGGCCTTCTACTTCGTTATGCGGGGGTGGTGATGAGTGAGCAGAGGAATATCTACGTCCGCGTGAGCAAGATTCGAAATGTATGGGCACGCCGGGCGGTGATTCTCGTAACTCTGCCGTTCATGGTCGTTGGGAATCTCGTGCTTGTTCTCGCCGCGATCATTCCGTACTGGATACGTAGCAACGTCCATATGCTCGGGGGATGCCTTGAGCAATGGAGGCGCAAGCCATGACCTACCGCAGCGAAAAGCTACGCCGCGCCGTCGCCAGCCTGCCATGCGTCAACTGCGGCCGGTCTGGTGACACGCAGGCAGCCCACGCAAACCTTTCCTGTTTCGGTAAGGGGATGGGTCACAAGGCGAGCGACGCCGCGATCATGGCGCTCTGCTGCGCATGCCATGCCGAACTGGACCAAGGCCGGTCGATGACAAAGGCCGAGAAGTACAACGCACAGATGGAATGGATCGCCAAGACGAGTGTTGCGCTGGTGGAGCGCGGACTGTTGGAAGTGGCATGAATTGACGGGGAGCGGGAAATGTACACAGCAACGCCAACCAGAGAGGTCAGACAGTCGGCCCTTGCCGCGTACAAATACGACGCGCTGGACGAGCTTCTATACGACTGGTACTGCAGCGAGCAGGGATACCAGCCCGTCGAAGGCTACGCTCGGACGGACTCGACCTGTGCCAATGCGCGGGCATCCGACCAATACCAGGAGATCGGCGACCTGATCGAGCAGCGCGTGCGGGCATACGTGCTCCCGACAATCCGGTCAGCGATAGACGAACTGGACGGAGACGACCGACTGGCGATCATGATCGAGATGCGCAACCGGATGGGGCCGCAGGTGTGGCGAAATCCACGGGCTGGGGCGGATCAGCCGGCCGCGTATGCGGCGGCGAAGTTGGCGGTGGCTGTGATCCTGCGGCGCAAGGGAGTGGAATGGTGAATATGGAGTGGGTAAGCGTCTTTGACGATCTGCCACCGTTTGACGAGCCCGTGGCAGTCCTTCGGGATGGCAAGGATGCCGACTGCGCGCAGTTGCATAACGGGTGGGATCATTTCGCCGACTACTGGCTGACGCCCGATAGTTGCCGACTGGAGGACGTGACCCACTGGTGCAAATTGCCACCGATACCGAAATAGACGCAAGTGCTTGTAAACCACTTTGTTTTGTTCTATGATCTCGCGCAGAGGGGCGCAGTGTCCCCAAAAGAAGCCCGGACGCGAGAAATTGCCCGGGCTTTTTCATTTGGTAAGCGGTCGCCGTCCCACGACGCGCAACGCCGGGCGCAACCGGCACCTTCACGCATGGCGATTCCAATAGGTGGCCCGTAAAGTCTGGCGAAAGCATAAGACACGATGCCCGACCGGAGTCGTCAGCCGTGAGGGAATGCGCAGAGATGCACTGTGGCTACAGTAGTGCGCGCACCACGCCGGCTGCTACACCGGCTCCCTCGACCCCCAATGGGGAGGAACGCTCGATCAGGCGCTAGTAACGCCAGCCGAGAGGCTGTTCCCGCAGGTCCTCAGCACTGCGTTACGACCGCTGAGGAACAACCTCCTCCACGATGGCGTGACCGCCTCGTTTTCCAGCCCGCTTCGGCGGGTTTTTTATTTTGGGCCTCGTCATCTAACCGCGCGGGGCATCTGTACACACACAGGGCGGACAATCCGGAAACGGAATCCGCGATACCCGATGACCGAGCCTAAAAAAGGGACAGATAGGGCGCGTCAGGTTCCTAATGGCGGCAAGGGCCGACCAAAAGGGGCCATCAACAAGACGACCAAGGCAGCCAAGGATGCGATTGCGCAGGCTGCTGAAGCGTTGGGCGGCGCGGAACGGCTGACAGCGTGGGTGCAGGAAGACCCGGCGAATGAGCGCGTGTTCTGGGGCACGATTTATCCGAAGTTGCTGCCGCTGCAAGTGACTGGAGAGGGCGGTGGCCCGATTGTGACCCGTATCGAACTGGCTGCCTTGGATGGCGACGGCGCAAATTAGGCTGCCGAAGAAGCTGATCCCTGTATTCCAGGGAGAGGCTGATGTGCGTGGAGCGCGTGGCGGGCGCGGTAGCGCCAAGACTCGCAGTTTCGCCAAGATGGCGGCGGTGCGGGGCTACATGTACGGCATGGCTGGTATCGGCGGAATTCTTCTATGTGGCCGCCAGTTCATGAACTCGCTTGAGGATTCATCGCTAGAGGAATGCAAGCGAGCGATCGAGGATGAGCCTTGGCTAAAGGCCTACTACGAGGTAGGCGACAAGTACATCAAAAGTCGGGACGGACGGATAAGTTTCGCGTTTGCTGGCCTTGACCGCAACATCGCTTCGATCAAGTCGAAGGGCCGAATCCTGATTTGCTGGGTGGATGAGGCCGAGCCAGTGACTGATGAGGCGTGGTCGATCCTGATTCCGACGCTGCGCGAAGAGGGCGAGGACTGGAATGCCGAACTGTGGGTGACGTGGAATCCTAAACGCAAGACCGCGGCAGTCGAAAAGCGATTTGTTGGCAGCAACGACCCGCGCATCAAGGTCATTGACCTCAACTGGCGCGACAACCCTAAGTTCCCAGCCAAGCTGGAACGGGAACGCCAGCGAGACATGGAAGAGCGGCCAGAGCAGTATGCGCACATCTGGGAGGGGGATTTCGTGACGACCCTCGAAGGCGCGTACTTCGCCAAGCATTTGGCCAAAGCGCAGGAAGAGGGCCGGATTGGATTCTTCCCGGCCGACCCTCTGATGACGATTCGCCTGGTATGCGACATCGGCGGGACTGGCGCACGGGCCGACGCCTTTGCTATCTGGGCGATGCAGTTCATTGGCCGAGAAATCCGAGTCGTGAACTACTACGAGGCCGTAGGGCAGCCGATCGACGCGCATCTGAACTGGTGCCGGTCGCAAGGGTACACGCTGGACCGCGCGCAGTTCTGGCTGCCGCATGACGGGTCTACGCAGGACAAGGTACACGACGTGTCGTACGAATCCGCGCTGAAGCGTGCCGGATATTCGGTCACTGTCGTGCCGAACCAAGGAAAAGGCGCTGCGATGGCGCGGATCGAGCGTACGCGGGAGCTGTTCCCACAGATCCGCTTCCACGCCGAGACGACAGAGCATGGCCGCGCTGCACTTGGTTGGTATCACGAGAAGCGCGATCAGGAACGCGGCATTGGCCTTGGCCCTGAGCACGATTGGTCAAGCCACGGCTCCGATGCCTTCGGGCTTGGATGCATTACGTGGGAAGAGCCCAAGGAATGGGCACCCCTAAGCTACCCGAAACTGAGCCACGCATGAAAAATCCGCTAAAGGACCCTAGGATCCAACGAATTGATGAAATGGTAAAACGCAAGCCGCATATCACTCGCATCTCGGAATGGTTATGGGAGTGCCGTTGTTTGCGCGAAAAGCATAACCCGCTGTCGCTATGGGTTGGTCTGGGTGCCACGCCGCGGGAGGCTTATTTCTTTGCTGTCCACGGCGGGGTAACTGCATGAAAGCCACCTTGACCGACAAAGGCGTCCTGATCGTGACGCCAGAAACGCCGCTTGAGACGTTCGCGCTAGGAAAGTGGGCGGAAATCGCTTTGGCTGGCGAGCATACGGTTGCGACGGATAACACCGGCGAGACATTCACTTTGCTGCGTGGTGCCAACCTGCTCGTTGGCGCCCCTCCTTCGGCTTGATTTGAACCATTTTCTAGGCATCGCTGAGAAGCGCCCCTAACCCAATATGACCCAGATGAATGAGGACCAGCTTCGCGCCATCACGGACGGAGAGATGCGCCAAGCCGTGGGCTATTGGTCCGGCACGCTGGCCAATATGCGCCAGAAGGCCATGGTCTATTACCTTGGGGAAGCGAAGTTTGATCTCGCCCCGCCAGAGGTAGACGGTCGTTCCGCGGTGGTTTCGCCTGACGTGCGCAACACCATCGAGTCGATGTTGCCGCAGCTGATGGTGAAGTTTGCTGGCTCGGACACGGTGGTCGAATTCGAAGCCACGAAGCCGGGAGACGAGCAGAAAGCGCAGCAGGCGACGGACTACATCAATCATCTGTATCACGTCAAAAACGACGGCGAGCGCATCACCTACAACTGGATGAAGGATGCGCTGCTGTCGAAGAACGGCATCGTTAAAGTCTGGTGGGACAACCGCTCCGAGGAAACGCGCGAGGAATATGTCGGCCTGAGTGACATCGAGTTGGCCCAACTGATGGATGACGAAGAGATCGAAGTCACCGAGCAGAAGTCATATCCCGACGAGGAAGACGCAGAGAAGCGTAAGCAGGCGTTGGAGCAGCTTCAGCAGTCGCTCGATGAGGCGATGAATGCTGCTCAGCAAGACCCGCGAGCGGCGCAGGCGATAGGACAGATCCAGCAGCAAATGCAGGCGATCCAGATGCAGCCGCCTGTGATGTTGTGGGACGTTACCTGCAAGCGCACAAAGAAAGGTGGCTGCGTGCGGGTGGATAACGTCCCGCCCGAAGAATTCCTGATCTCGCGCAAGGCGAAGAATATCGCTGAAGCCTCGTTCGTAGGCCATCGTGTGCAGCGGACAATCTCCGAACTGAAGTCGATGGGCTACAAGAACGTCGACCAGATCAGCAGCGATGATTCGTCCGCCAGTTTGAACATGGAGCGCGTCGAGCGGCTTTCGTGGGACGATGAGCTTGCATACCTAAACACAGATACGGCGACCAACCTAGACGAGTCGCAGCGCGTTGTCTGGGTTACCGAGTGCTACCTTCGCGTTGACTACGATGGCGACGGCATCGCCGAACTGCGCAAAGTAGTGCGCGCCGGGAACCAGATTCTCGACAATGAGATTGTCGATGTGGCGCCGTTCGTGAGCATTACGCCGGTCCCGATGCCGCACAAGTTCTTCGGGATGTCGGTAGCCGATCTGTCGATGGAAGCGCAGAAGATCAAGACTGCGATCCTCCGCGGCATGCTGGACAACATGTACCTGCAGATCAACGGTCGCTACTTCGCGGTCACGGATCAGGTCAATCTTGACGATCTGCTTACGTCCCGCCCGGGTGGAGTGGTGCGCATGAAACAGCCTGGTATGGCTGGGCGGCTCGACCAAGGTATGGGCGACTCCAATGTCGGCATGGGCATGATGGAGTACATGCAGGGGTTCCTCGAGGATTCCAGCGGCTGGACGCGGTACAACCAAGGCTCTGACGGAGACTCGCTGAATCAGACGGCGACCGGCGTGAACCAGATCACTAACCGCGCTGACATGCGCCTGGATCTGATTGCACGCAATTTCGCGGAGGGCTTCCGCGAGATGTTCCGCCTCATGCTGAAGCTGGTTAGCCAGTATCAGCAGAAGCAGGACATCGTCAAGCTGTGTGGCCAGTGGGTGCCGATTAACCCGCGGGAATGGCGCAATGGTTTCGACATCACCGTCAACGTCGGTCTCGGGACTGGCAGCAAGGACCAACAGGTCGCGCACTTGACGATGCTGATGCAGGTCCAACGCGAGGCGATTCAGATCGGTGTGGCCACGCCTCAGACGATCTACGAAGCCGCCAAGGAACTGACAAAGGCATTGGGATTCAAGTCTGGCGACAAGTTCTTTACTGACCCGGCGCAGAACCCTCAGCAACAACAGCCTGACCCCGAGCAGACCAAGGCCAATACGCAGATGCAGATCGAGCAGGCCAAGATGCAGCATGCCGCGCAACTTAAACAGATGGAGCTGCAGCAGCAGGCGCAACTTGACGAACTGCGCCGCCAGCACGAATTTGAGGTGGAGCGTGCACGCATGCAGATGCAGGCCCAAGTCGATGTGAATCGCCAACAGGCGGAGGCCGAGCAACAGGCACTGAAGGATCACCAGCAGGCACAGCTCGAGGTGCTGAAGGATCAGCAGGAGACCGAGAGGAAGCGCATGCAGCTTGAGTTTGACCAGTGGAAGGCCACTCTGGACGCCGAGACGAAGATCACTGTCGCGCAGATCCAAGCGCAGACCACGCTGAATGCCTCTCAAATGAGCGCCGCAGAAGCGTTCGAACGTGAAGAAGAACAGGAGCAGCCGGATGGCTACGGAGCATGAGCGTATCTATGACGGCAATCGCGCTAAGGAAGTGCTTGAGAACGAGCAATTCCAGGCTGCGTTTGCTGCCATAGAGAAGGAAATAATCGACAAATGGACCAATTCCCCCGCCCGCGACGCGGAAGGCCGAGAAAGCTTGTGGAACTACCTGATGCTGCTGCGCAAGGTAAAGGCGCACCTGACGGAGACGCTGGACACCGGCAAGTTGGCGGAAATGGACCTTCGTCACAAGCAGTCATTGGCCGACCGCATGAAGAATGGCCTAGGTTTGTAGAGCGTGTCGTTGCTAGCCATAAAGCGTACAAACACGCCATCCGCACCGTCTGGCATCCGAATCCTTTGCATGACCTGATCCATACGGATAACGGGAATATCAGGGTTCTTACGGGCCAGATGCGAGGCCAGTTGAAAACCGCAGCATTCATTGAGATCGATTGATCATGGGCTTGCTGAACGACGAATATTTTGCGAACAATTTCAACACGCCTCTTAGCCCTGCGGATGAGTCCCAATTCCAGACTTGGGCGCAGCAGCAAAACAGGCTTGGAGACCTGCAGGATTATGACCTTCGCGGGTTCTGGAAGTCCGGCGCCGGATTCTCTGATAACGGGCACGGAAGCGACCAGTACAAGAAACCGAATCACCCGACATTTAGTGATCAGTCGATGTATAGCGGTGCAACTGCGCCGTGGGGCGGGAAGTTTGTGGGTGGAACATGGTCAGAAGGCAAGAATGGCACGATGTATACACCTTCGGCAGAGATGCTCAAGTACACGCACCCGCTCAATTGGTTGCGTGGTTACATGCAGAAAATTGAGCCAGACGTAACGCTGAATATGAATCGGGGGCTGTTGTCTAGCCCTTATTGATAGTCGCCGCCTTCGGGCGGTTTTTTTTATTTCCGCGACCAACGCCGTGAGGCGCCGTCGCACAACCCCGCGGCCAGCGTTGTGAAACGTCGCCGCACCTAGGAGGAACCAATTGGACAATCCCGCAATGGAATCCAATTCCCCGCTCAACACCGACGAAGCAGCAGCCGTTTTTGCAGGAATGCTTGATCCGAAGGAGCCCGAAACGGCGCCAGAAGGTCAGGAGACTGCAGCGGCAGAGCCGGAGGTAACGCAAGACCCTGCTGAGCCTAAAGATCCGGAAGCAGCATCGACAGAAGATGACCCGCTTGTCACCGTCAAGATCGACGGCAAGGAAGTGGAGATTCCGCTGTCAGAGCTGAAGAACGGCTATCAGCGCCAGGCTGATTACACCCGCAAGACGATGGAAGCATCGGCGGAGCGGAAAGCAGCAGACGCCGAGAGGCAGGCAGCAGTTCAAGAGCGGACAACCTATGCGCAGAACCTCATGCGCATGCAGGCGCAGTTGGAAGGCGCCTTGCAAGAGCAGCAAAACATCGATTGGGGCAGGCTGATTCAGGAAGACCCGCAACAGTATCTGGCGCAGAAGCACCTCTTGGAACAGAGGCAAGCGGCCCTGCAGCAGAACTATGCAGCTCAGCAGCAATTGTCCCAGCAGATGCAGGCTGAACAGGCTCAACAGTTTCAAGCCCACCTGAAGGCGCAGCACGAAGAACTTCTTGCCAAGCTGCCGGAATGGAAGGACGAAGCCAAGGCCAAGGCCGAGACGACTGCTATTCGCGAATACCTCGCCAACGCGGGTTTCCCGGAGCAGGACATCAACTCTGTCGCTGATGCAAAAGTCGTTGTCATTGCCCGCAAGGCAATGCTGTACGACCAGATGATCAGCAAAGCCCAAGCCGCCCAGAAAAAGGTAGCCAACGCTCCGACCAAGGTTGAACGACCGGGTACGGGCGAGGCGCCTGGACTGGACAAGCGTTCCGGCGCGTTCCAGAAGCTCGCAAAGAGCGGACGCGTGGAAGACGCAGCGGCGGTTTTTTCCTCATTCCTCTGATTTGAAAGGGTTACATCATGGCCGCACCGACAAATACCTTCCTGACGACTGCCGCTATCGGCAACCGTGAAGACCTGACCGACGCCATCTATCGGATCTCCCCGACCCAGACGCCGGTTCTCAACATGGCCTCCAAGACGAAGGCCACCAACACCCTGCACGAGTGGCAAACGCAGGATCTCGCTGCCGCGGCATCGAATGCCCAGGCAGAAGGTGACAACGCCTCGGCCAAGACCGTGACGCCGACCGTTCGCCTGAACAACCGTACCCAGATCTCGACCAAGACCGTGATCGTATCCGGCACGCAGCAGGCCATGAATCCGGCAGGCCGCAAGGACGAACTGGCCTATCAGCTGGCGCTCGCGTCGGCGGAACTGAAGCGCGACATGGAACTGGGCTTGACCCAGAACGACGTGCTGGCGACCTCGCCCCGGCAGTCGCGTGGCCTGCGTGGTTGGGTCGTGGACAACGTGAACAACAACGGCGGCACGCTGGCGTCGTACACCGCGAATACCGGTTACACCCCTGGTACCCAACGTGCGTTCACGGAAGCACAGGTCAAGGACGTGCTGCAGAAGCAGTACACCGCTGGTGGCGAGCCCGACACGATCATGCTGGCTCCGACCGCGAAGCAGACGTTTTCGACCTTCACCGGCAACGCGACCCGCTTCGACAAGTCGGAAGATGCGAAGCTCTACGCTTCGGTGGACTTCTACGTGTCGGATTTCGGTACGCTGCAGGCCGTCCCCAACCGCTTCC